TGAGTAAAAAAACACCAAAAAAACCAGGTGATAAGAAAGGTTTTGACTTATCATCATTTAAAAAACAGAATGGTATGGATATCACTGTTAAAGAAAAGGATGACACTTGGATTCCATTATCTGAATCATTTCATGAAGCACTTAAGGTTCCAGGTTTACCTAGAGGGTATTTCACCTCATTTAGAGGTTATTCTAATACAGGTAAATCTACAGCTATGTATGAAGCTGTGGCTGGGGCTCAAAAGATTGGTGACCTTCCAGTTATTATGGAAACCGAGGGTAACTGGTCATGGGAACATGCAAGAAACATTGGGGTAGAATTTGAAGAGATTGTTGATGAAGAAACTGGGGAAATCATTGATTACGAAGGTGATTTTATCTTTATGAATGGTGATGACCTTTTACAGAGATATCAGTGTGTTGACTATTCAAACGGTAAAGAAGGTACTAAACCACTTAGAGGGGAACCAGTTATTGAAGATATCGCAAGATTTATGACTGACTTATTAGATGCACAAGATGCTGGTGATTTACCAAGAAATTTATGTTTCCTTTGGGATTCAGTAGGTTCTATTAATGGTTTTAAATCTGTTATGTCTAAATCTAATAACAACCAATGGAACGCTGGTTCTATGGAGACAGCATTTAAATCACTTACAAATCATAGAATTCCAGCTTCTAGAAGAGTTAATAAACCTTACACCAATACTTTTGCTGTAGTACAAAAGATTTGGCTTGACAATGAGAATAAGGTTATTAAACATAAGGGTGGTGAAGCATTCTTTTACTCACCTAGACTTATTGTTCATTTCGGTGGTATACTTTCACACTCAACCAAAAAATTAAAAGCTACATCTGGTGGTGAAACTTATGAATTTGGTATTGAAACTAAAGTTAGATGTGAGAAAAACCAAGTTAATGGTATTGTAGAACAAGGTGTTTTAGCGTCCACACCACATGGGTATTGGAATCCAGCTAAGATTGAGCAATACAAAAAAGAGCACAAGGATTATATCTTAGCAAGACTTAATACAACTCTTGATGATTTCACAATCGAAAAAGAGGAACAAGGTTTTGGTGCGGATGACCTTGGAGCGTAGTAGATTTATTGTTTAACCTTTTAAAGAGGTAATATGAAAAGAAGACCACCAAGAAATGGTAAGGTAACTGAAATACAAAATACATTACTAGTTGACGGGAACGCCCTTTATAAGAGGGGCTTTCTCGGAGCTAGAAATGAATACAACCGCAATGGTGAACACATTGGCGGTATATATCAATTTATAACTGTTCTAAGAAAAATACTTGATGAAAATGTTTTTCATAAGTGTTATGTTTTTTGGGATGGTGAATTTTCTGGTAAGTTAAGATGGGAGATTTATAAGGACTACAAGAGTGGTAGGGGTAAAGACTATATAAATGGTACAAAACCAGAAGATTTAGAGGAAGTTGCACAACGAATGGTTGTGTTTAATTATCTAGAAGAATTATTTATTCGACAAATAATTCATGAAAAAGTTGAAAGTGACGATTTTATTGCGTATTATTGTAATACTAAACTTGAAAATGAGAAAATTACAATCATTACAAGTGACAGAGATTTGTGTCAATTAATTAATGATGATGTTAGGATTTATATGTTAGATAAAAAAACTTACATTAAACCAAGTAATTTTAAGGAACATTTTCCTTATCATTATGAGAATGTTGCGTTAATTAAAATACTTTGTGGTGATAATAGTGATAGTATTAAAGGTGTTAAACGTCTTGGTGAAGGGACATTACTTAAACATTTCCCAGAACTAGCTGAGAGAAAATTAGAATTAAATGATATAATTAAAAAAGCTAAAGAGTTACAAGAAGTTAGACTGAGTGAGAAAAAGAAACCACTTGCAGTCTTAGACAATATCATCAATAGTACAACTGATGGTATACAAGGAGACCAACTATATAAAATTAATGAGATGTTGGTTGATTTATCTAAACCACTCTTAACTGAGGATGCATTAGAAGAGATTGATTTACTTAAGCAATCACCACTTACTGGTGATAGAAGTATTAAGAATGCTTATAAAATGCTTAAAGAACACGGTATTGATACAATGCTTGGTGAGGTTAGATATGATAATTATCTTTTACCCTTTAAAAAATTGATGGAAAGGGAGAAGAAAAATAACGAGGTATTAAATTAAATTAAATTAAATATGAAAAATCAAAAAATGAAAAAGAAGAATTTCTGGGAAAATTTTAGATTTGAATTCATTCTTTATAAAAAGAATGGTAAAGAAAAAAATGGAGATAACCACATCATCTGCCAAAGACTTTTCGATGTAAGAGGATACAATGAAGACGTGTTAAAATCTTATGAGCTTAAGCAGTTAATGGATAACATTGTGGGTATTGAGGTAGGAACAATTGGTACTATGGGTATTATCCCTAATTACTTCAAAAAGCTTTCAAAAGATGTTTGTTGGGGAACTTATAACCCATACAGAATCAATACAGGTGATGAAAATAAGGATATTTTTGAAGATGAAGATTTATTCACTTTTGAAATTAAGGTTGATAAGAAAGTTGTTGCGACATCAGCATTTTCTGGTAATTGGTTCCAAACTGATGTTAGGTATGCTGTTAATATTCGTGAAATAATCCCAGATATTATTGAAGAAATTCAAGAATATTTTTCTAGAAATAGCTATACAACAACGTATGAGGGGTATGACTTAACTTTTGAGTTTCCACCATATGATTTTCAAACTAACTAACATATTTATTAAATACAAGTTTTAAAAAATGGGTAAAATAAACAAAGACAATTTAGGTTATTTAGGTGTAGATTTTCAACACAGATTATTACAACAAATCTTAGTAGATAGAAGGTTTGGTGAGTCTATTGTTGACATTTTAAACCCAAATTATTTTGAAGACAGTTTTTTAAGAGTTGTTTGTGGAAAAATAATAGATTTTTACGATGAATACGAGAATATTCCAGACATTCAAAGTCTGGAATCTATTCTTGTTAGTAACACCACCGATGATATCGAAAAACAATTACAATTAGATAGATATGATAGAATCAAGAATGCTGATTTAAATAATGGTTTGTATGTTCAAGATACAGCTATGAAGTTCTGTAAACAACAAGAACTTAAAAAGTCGGTTAAGGAAATAAATGAAATCATTGAAAAGGGTGACCTTGAAGATTATATTAAGTGTGAAGAAATACTTAAGAAAGCTTTAGAGGTTGGTGAGAACAAGGATGATGGTATAGATGTATTTAATGATTTAGAACATGTGTTAGCTGATGATTTCAGAAACCCAATACCAACTGGTATTAATGGGTTAGATTCATATATGGACGGTGGTTTATCTAAGGGTGAATTAGCTGTTATATTAGCGGCTTTTGGTGTTGGTAAGACAACAATGTTCACTAAGATTGCAAACCACGCTAAAAACGTAGGACAAAACGTTCTACAGATATTCTTTGAAGACAACCCAAAGGTTATTCAAAGAAAACACTTGACATGTTGGGCTAACTTAGAACCAGACGTTGATATTACACTTAATGATTTGGGTCCTAATAAGGAATTAGTTTTTAATATAGCTAGTCAAAGAGAAGCACAACCAGGTGTTATTAAATTAAAGAAATTCCCTAGTGATGGTACAACAATACCTCACATCAAGCAATATATTAAAAAGCTGATTGCACAAGGATTTAGACCAGATATTGTCTTACTTGATTATATTGATTGTGTTCAGCCTACAAAGGCTTTTAAAGACGAATATGCTGGTGAGGGTAATGTAATGAGACAATTTGAAACCATGTTGGCAGAATTAGATATTGCTGGTTGGACAGCAGTACAAGGTAATAGAAGTGCGATTAACGCAGAAACTGTTGATTCTACAATGATTGGTGGTTCAATTAAGAAGGGTCAAATTGGACACTTTATTGTTTCTATTGCTAAATCCCTTGAACAGAAAGAAAGTGGTCATGCTAATATGGCTATTTTAAAATCTAGGTTCGGTAAAGATGGGATTGTATTTGAAGACATCATATTTGATAATGGTAGAATCAAAATTGACATGACCGAAGGTGGAGAACAAGGTAAGACATTCCTTCAAACAGAAGAAAAAATTAACTTGCCTCCCATAAAGACATATCAATTTAGAGAATCAGCTCAAGCACACCGGGATCTGCAGTCGGGAAGGACAGTGGGGAAACTCGTTTTGCTCACTTGAAGAAAAACAAACCACAAAGACGCGAAGTAGGCAGAAAGATCACAAAAGTTTAATCTATGCTGTCATCCCTGCGAAATCGGGGATCCATTACCAACTAAAAACTTACTTAAAGATATATGGATTCCCGCCTGCGCGGGAATCACATTGATGGTCTTTATATCCTTTGTGGTTAGCGATTTGCTACCAATCTTTAACGCAAATGATATTGAAGATAAACACACTGATAATTACTACCGCCATTAATCCTTGAGAATTGTTGCGATCTACTAAAAATTCCTGAGCGATGATGAATACTGTAGCCGAGCCATAAATGTTTCATAAAATCACCACCAAAGATATCTCCGAGGGAAAAGTCGATTGTGTAATCAATATAGTTGAGTAAATTACTCGACTTGAATGGTTTACGATCCAGTTCCTGCTGTTCGATATAGGTAATACGATTAATCCAGGACAATCCCTCACCCAATCCAAATCTCCAGCGAATCGGCCATTTGATCATAAAATCGGCTTTCATACCTAAAACAATTTCCTGAGCACTACGTTGTACGGAAGACGGCCAGTGCCAAACAAATCCGGAAGTCAGATACAAGTCTATGGGAAGCCCAAATACCTCCTCAGTCAGGGGAAGACCATAAAATACAGATGTCATTTGATTATTAAAGGTGTCCCGCTCAAAGTTAAAGAGAATAATATCCGTTAGGTCTGAGGGTGTTGCCCAACCATGGGCTAAACGAACATAGGAACTAATCCGCAGATCCTCTTTTTTCTCCTTTGTTTTGTCATTTGAGAATCCAAAACCAGCCCATATTTCCCCTCTAAATTCATCCCTCATATATTCAGCACTTTGAGCATTTTTATCCAAATGAGTAACTTCCAACGCACCAAAGAGATATAAGTTTTTAAACAATTGATAGTATACCCTCATACCCAGGGAGATTTCAAAGCCGGCACTTATTTTTTCTCTGTTGAGACCAAAGTAATAACTGTTAAAATCTGTACTTTTATATTTTAGTTGAAACCATGATCTAAAATTCAAATTTTGTGTAATCCGGTTTATTCCCAATCTCAAATTACCGGAAAAATTTCTCTCCCAATCT